GATAAAAGTATCCTCTCTTGGCGCTGGCTCAACAGTTTTAACATCGGGGAGTTGGACATGATGTCTCACCTTCCTCTTGTTATTCTTTATAGTGTGCCTGATTTGCTGCTCGTTTACCCTGTAAGTTTGCACCAGGTGGGTGTTGGCTCCTTGGATAAAGATGGCTCTCCCTTTAATATCTGGCAGTTCTTCAGCTCCTCCTGAGTCAAGTATTACTTTGGAGGCTACTGCTGAGCGGACACGGAAGCTTATCACAGCATCGCTATTCTGTTTGCACTGCCGAGGTAGTACGTCTCCGGTGGGGTACTGGGTGGCTAGTATGAGATGGAACCCAAGTCCTGCTCCTAGGCGGGCTATCTGGCTCATGTACTTCTGACAGGCTATCTTCATGAGCTTTTCTTCCTTGTCTATTGCCTCGTTAGGGTTAAGCTCACCCGCCTCGTCTATAATGATAAAGTGTTTCTTGTCAGTAACCTTCCTGCGTTTGGATCTCCTGAGTTCTACCTGTGTAGCCTTCATCATGTCGTACACACGAGATAGCATCTGTAAGGCTTCCTCCGGCTCGTAGGCGACTCCTGTGACTTGCTTAACAGTTTCGTATCCTCCTAGCTCGATTCCTCCCTTGAGGTCAACTAAAGTGAATTTGACATCTCTAGGCTTACTCGTAAGGAGGCTAACGATTATGCTATTGAGGAGATTGGATTTACCGTACCGAGTTCCGCCTCCTAGGGAAACGTGGGGAGTCTTGGCGAAGTCTAATAGGATTTGCTCCCTCTGTTCGTTAACCCCTATAGGGACTTGCCAGTCGTCTCTAGGGTTCACCTCCAAGTTAATCTTATAAGGCAAGCCATACTCAAAATGTAAATCGTACATAGCATACGCTATAGCCGCTCCCGAGGCGAGCGCAGCTCCTATGGTGAAAAGCATAGTACCACTCCCTATTACTATTTAGTAATAATCCCTACTATCTGGTTCCTGTCCTACAGAGTGCGAGCTCAATAGAATTAGCTGTCCAGCAATGCTCGATGGGTTACACTACCGGGCAACCAATCTGGCATACATTATATCATACTCAGGTCATACTAATTTGATACCTATGTAGGCAAAAAAAATAAGCCTCCCTCGGTGGGGACGCTCTGAATCTGGCATTACATCTGGCTTGTCCTAGCTTTGGCCATCGAGATAGCCTTCTCGTGGTTCTCTGTAAATACTTCCTGTGTAGTCTTCTTGTGGCTCGTTTTAACGTGTCTCGCAAAGTTGGTGCTTGATTTCCATTCTCCGCAGATCGGACATGGTAGCTCTCCGTCTACTTGGTACTCTGTAGTTACGAATCTGCCAGTGTTACTACGTGGTTGCTTCTTCGGAGATACAGTCTGTAATGAAGATGTCTGTATAGATGATTCTTTTTGTATCAGTTTCGATACATCTTCATGAGATGGAGCTTTATAGGAGTCACCTAGCTCAGTTTTAATAAGTATTGCGGTAGCCTCTGCTAGGCTTAATCCATATTGCTCACAATGTCTCTTAAACTGATTGTATATGCTTCGAGGAACTCTTGTAGTTAAAACTTCTGTGGGTTCTTTAGTTGTATCTTTAGCGTATCGTTTTAGTATACTCATCATCATCACCTCGAAACAATTGTACTACTTTCGAGTGTAACTGTGTAGCGATTTGTATACAATCTAGGCAAAATAAAAGCCGACCAGCATAAGCTAATCGACTTCCTCGCAGACCCTGACCAGGTCAATGAACTAACACCGATGGCAATCGGATAGAAGTTAGTTCTTCATCATTCAATCGTAACACGCAAGATCGAACGCTTGGCAAAGCGCTCAGTACACTTAGGCATTGTGTACTGCATTAAGTATAACACTTTATTTATTTCATCTCCAGAGCTTTGTTACTACGAGGTCGTCTTGTTTTCCGAGACACAAACATCTGAGTTTTCTCTCCATGGTTCCTGATCCATTCCTCACAGTGGTTAGCTGTCAAGGCTCTTTCTAATCCCCAACCACGAGCTAGTCGTCTGTCGAGCATCTGCCTGCTAATTCCATGCTGGTTAGCGATCTCAAGTTGTTCGTCTGTGTAGGCACGCTTACGAGGACGACCACGCTTGGCAGTAGGCTTAGTAGACGCTTCCTCTGGTGTCATCCATTTAGCGACTCTCCTGTAGTATGTAGCCCTAGAGATACCGTTCTCAATAGCTACATCTACGAGGTCGGAAACCTCTGAGGGAGCATTCCTAGGAGTTACTGGCTCGGTGGTTGCTCGCTCGATATCCCAGAGGCTCTGGTAGTATCTCTGGTGTAGTAGGACTCTGGTAATACCTGATAGTGCAGCTTTTTCAAAATGGTGTTCCTCTAAGGGTGGTTGCATTAATCCGTCTCCTCTCTCCATACTTTCAGCAGTAACATTACTAAAGCTGAGTTAATCATTACGTTCTCCCAAGTCACAAAAGTGTATATTATCATCAGCAAACTAAATAACCCGTATGCTGTTGAGTTTCTCATTAATTCCCCTCCTCAGATATAAGCTTATAGACCAATTCAATAATCCGTCTCTTCAGTTCATCCTTACCCCAGTTATTCACGAGCAGGTAATCCTCTTTGTAGTCATCCATATAGGTTTCTGTATGAGCGTTCAAGATCTCCTTGGAGACTTCCTCCCCGTTAGCAATCATGCGAGTTACTCTTGCCTCCTCCGAAGCAAACACTCTGACTATCTTGAAGCCTGCTCCCTTCACAGCAGTTAACTCATTAGGTTGACGGACATCTGTGAAGACATAACTACGAGTACGGTCATTACCTCTGTCGAGTGCCTGCTCGAACCATAGCTTACTCATGGTAGGTCTAACGAACACCTCTGAGTCCTTTTCCCTCTCAGCAGTACCAAACTTGATGTACTTAAAGGTTGGCTTAGGAGACCGTGGCACGTTAGGGTGAGCTAGGTGGAACATCTCTTTCATCGCGTCTCCGAAGGCGATTCTCTGGATAGGGAATCCTAACTCGGTAAGGATCTCACACACCGAGTCTTTGCCGCTGCGAGTCTTGCCTATCAAGGCAATCTTGAAGGGTTTCTTTCCGAACGTTTCTAATGAAATCATTCCATCTCCTCCTTAGCTTCCTCTATAATTTGTCTTGCTTGTTCCTTAGAAAACCCTGCTACGTACAAACCTCTCTCAGCAATACTCAGTTGCTTGTCTAGCGAGACCGCCTCTAAGCCACTGTAGTACTTGATAGTCAACTTAATGTGTTCCTTGGCAGCTACCCTATTGGGTCTGAATGCTTCGTTTAGTATTGTCAACTTAGTTTTCCTCCTCAACAGATATGACTTTAGTAATATCTTTTAGCATAATAGAGCGTTCAAACCCATGAGCCCGACGAGTACTCTCAAAGTTAGACCTCAACACCATTACGAAATTATCGTAAGCTGCCTCATTGAGAAAACACAATTCCTCATTGAATCCCTGTTTCGTTTCTACTGTGACCGTTATCACTATACATGCCTCCAATATTTTTTATTTAACACCCCATAAATCGTACTATCTGATACACCATACAGTTTGGATATATCTTGACCAGTAAGACCCCAGTCATACATCTGCCTGATATGAACTATATCTACTTCTTTTAGTTTAGATTTACCTTGCATTTCACCTATAGCGGATCTGCCACGCTTAACTCTATCTCTAATATTATCTAACGTAGTTCCTATTTCTAAATGTTCTGGGTTGATACACTGAGGAGTGTCGCACTTGTGTCTTACAACTAAATCATCTGGAACATCTCCAAAACATTGCTCATACACAAATCTATGAGCAAGTACTCTTCTTTTGTTGTACCTTAATCTTATATGACCTGTATTATTGTTTTGCTTATGAGATGTACATATAAAGCATCCATTATCGTTTATGATATAATCTATAGGTCTCCTTGTATTTTTCATCCGAAGAACGCCTCACACCAAGGTTCCACTCCAACGACTTTGTTCTTTATCTCCTCAGCGAGTACAGTGATCTCCTGCTGAGCACCTTTGCCAGCTCTACGTTTAGCATAGAAGTCAAGCAAAGCTCTCAAGTTAACTGTTAAGACTAAGTTACAAGTTGCCGATTGAGGAAGTACTGAGCGAGCGTCCTCTTGGGGGATACCTATCTTGATTAAGTCATCATAATCTGCTTGTATATCTTCCATGATAGATGCGTATAAATCCTCTAAGCCTTTAGCCTTCACCTTCTCAGGCACTACATAGTCAAACCCTCCAGACTTGCTATCTGAGCTAAACTTTACGTAACGTTGAGATTGGACACTATAGGAGAAGCCTACTCGGTGCCTTGTTAGTTGGCTAAGAAGCGCTCGACTGACTCCTTCGATAGCAAATGTCATTGAGATATGCTCGACAGTCGAAGTGTGCCCCGAGCTAGTTATAAGCCTTAATAGTCTGTCGTACTCTGTTCCTCTACCTTCTTTAGCTCTATTCTTGAAGTACTTGTTTCCCTCTGTAGACGCGATCTCACTAGGTAACAAATGAGAATAGCACGTTCTAATTGCCGTAAGTGCGATAACTTGTCCGGCTGTAATAACTCCTAATAGGTAATCTTCTCGTAAATCTTCTGGCAAGTTATCTACCATGTCCTTTGTTAAGTGTGGCTGTGTCATTAACGTAACCTTCATAGTTTAATTCCCCCTAGTATAAGTTGTATTGCGCCGCTAAGATTTTCTCTGTAGTCTTCTTATCCTCACAAGTTAGCGCAATCTCCATAAGGTAAGTATCGAGTGCGCTAACTCTATCCATGATCTCAGCTAACTTGTTCATCTGCCGAGTACTATTGAGTCTTCCGTGTAGTTCGTCTAGTTGGTTGTATATCGAAGGAGGTTGCGCCTCCGTGAAATCGTCCTTTAGTTTTCCCTCTCCAGTAAAAGCTGAAAAGAATTCTTTATTCTCACAAGTATTGCAATTGCAGCTGTTACTCATAGTCATCCTCCTCAGGGTGGAAGCTATGCGACTCACCCGCTTATTTTCGGTGTATCCAGTTCATCAAGCCACCGAGTCAGAGTCTAGTCAGTAACTCGGTGGCTTGTCCCTCGTTCCGTTAAATAAATCATACCATGGTCATACCAAGAAGGCAACAACTATTTAGATTTATTTTCTAATCCAGTTCCTTTACAGTATCCGCAATTAATTTCAGCACCTGTGAGGTAGGAAAATACTTTACCGTCTACACAGTGGAGGCACTTATCAGGAAACTTAATGATTCCCTCCTCAGGTATAACACTTTTGAACTCACTGCACCCCTCGAGATCGGCTACCCAGCGTTCTCCTCCGAACTCCTTCTCAGCATACCCACAGCGGAACATCTGAACGTCTTCTCCTTTGTGGTAAACTAATTTGTCTCCCAGTACGTGAACGCATCCTCTACAGTTTCCCATTAGATCGCCTCCATTTTTTCTTTTAGTCGCTTCATTAGTTTATGACGAGCTGGCTTTAAGTACTTTAGGGATACGCCTAACTCTCTGGCTGCCTCTGCATTTGTCCACCCTTTGCATACTGTCAGGTCAATTATCTGGCGTTGTTTAGGAGTAAACTTCGACAAAGCTTCGTACAAATTCTTAACCTCTGCAGGTACTTCTTTCTCCTCAAGATAAATCTCTTTGATTTCTTCCTCTATATTGTAGTTGTCGTCTAACTCCTGCTCATTCATGCGTAAGTCTATGAGGTCGCCATAGTGGTAATAGAACACTCTCAAGTGTAGCTTGCCGATAATAAGCCCTTGGAGGTCTCCTACTGCGGGATCATACTCCAGTAATAACTTTAGGAAGTGGTAGAAAATCTCCTGTGCCAAATCTTCTTTGTCTTCCTTGGTAGTTGAGTCTGTTATGTCAATCTTGCACTTAGCGCCTCCACGGTTCTTCGTACGAGTTGGGAACCTGTAGATGTAACTAAGTTTATCTAGGTAGCGGTAGATGAGAGCGACTCCTGCCTCGTTAGATCCTTCTTGGTAGGCTAGGCACAACTGCTTGTCCACCTCGGGGGCACGCTGGATAGCTTTTTGTTTTCTACCTAGTTCCTGCTGCAGGAGTTGTGCTTCTAGTTTTGGTAGCGTGATAGCTTTAGCCATTTAGTTTTGCCTCCCTAGCTTTCTTTCGTAGTTTGCGAGCTTCTTGGATATCCTTGTATAGACGCCATCCTCCATCAATCTTGCTGTATCCTATGAGTACGAGCTCTAGAGGAAACTGATTAGCATACATTTTTCGCTTTATTTTAAACTCTGGGGTTAGTGGTGCCCCCTTGATGTCAATCACTTTAGGGTCACTATCTTTGTAGTAAACGAGGAAGTCTGCCTTGTACTTGATAGGCAAGTGCTTTACTCCCCAGTCGTCTGTGAAGCCACCTTGGAGGGTGAAACTAGGCTGTAAATCAAATCGGTCTACAAACCCTTTAGCTTGCAACTCCTTGAGGTACTTGTAATACTCTCCTTCTACTTTCGAGTCAAACGTTATGTTATCAATGGTTACTTTCTTAGCTCCATATTTACTCATTAGTCATCCTCCTCAGTTGTATTACCTTGGTCATACCATCTATCAGAGCGAGTTCCACCCAGTTCCGTCTCCGAAGGGTTTGCACGTTTCTAGGTGAAAACAAAACTTACAGCCAAACTTGTCGGCCTTCTTAGGCCATTCCTTTTTAGCATGCGCTACAGAGATAGCCTGCACTGTCTCCTGCACTTTGAACATCATCTCAGAGACAGAGAATCTTGCCTTAGGAGATCGTTGTCCTTTGTAGTCGTACTCGTAGACACCGCTACCCAGATGGACTGCTGTCTGGAATTTAGCTATCACAGGATGGTAATAGCGAAGGAATGCTGGAAAGTGTCCAAACTCCTTGTAAATAGCCTGTGCATAGATGGCTAGCTGGAAGTCCTCATTGAGGAATTGTTTACTCTTGGGGTTCTTCCCGCTCTTATAGTCAGTAATCACCCAGTTCCACGGCTCCTCGAGGTCTCCGTCTATTCGGTCAATGTACCCTAGAGCTGGCGGTGTACCTTCGATAAGTACTTGCTTGAACTTTTTCTCAACGAAGAGTGGTTTGCTAGAGTGATACTCTGCTAGGTAGTTCTCGATAGCAACGACTCCCTGTTTGTACGATTCAATGTATTGTTCTTTGGAGTCAAAATACTTCTTAGGAACCTTCTCATTATCAAAGAACAACTGATTATACATTCTCATATATTCCTTCTCTGTGATTTCACTTTCGTCTAGTAGGTGTTTACCTTGGTACTCGAATACTGTATGGAGCTGGCTCCCTAGGGCCGTATAGCGATTACCTGAGCGGTTCTTTAACACGTAAGTTTGATGCCAAGTTTGTGGACAGTCTAGGAATGATGATAATTGGCTATATGAGTAATAACTGAGTGGGTATGTCATTAATTTTCCTCCTTGGTAATACCTGAGTAATATTCATAGTAAGGCGAGAACTCTCCGAATGCCTCTGCGTGGGCTTTTCGGTATACTTGCTGGGCTTCCTCTGGAGTATCGTATCTACCTAAGTTTTTTAACTTACCATCTATCCTTACGCTAGTACGATACTTCCCGCTATCTTTATCATAATAGTATCCTTTAACTCTTTTGTTTTGTGCATTTTGCTTTGTAGTACATATCCTTAAGTTATTTCTCCTGTTGTCTAGTGTGTCTCCATTTACATGATCTACGTGTACATTTTTATCACTAACACCCATTATCCACCTATGAAGTTTTATTACCTTTTTATTTTCTCTAAATGCAAAATAATTCTTTTTAGCAAACACTCTATATAATCCGCTTGGTGTTTTGATGTCGTCATCAATAACAATATCAAAACGTTCACCTTTAGAATAAACCTCAACAATCTTACTCATTAGTTCAGCTCCTTCATAGTGTTAGCTAGTAAGCTTTCTCCTTGTTTTTTTCCTGATATCATCAAAGTGTTACCTTGAACCAGCAAGCTCTCGTACTTGGCGAATGTACTCGAAAAGACAACTACCTCCCTGTGTCCTTGGTAGCACTCTAGAGTCACGAATGCCATTTTATTTTTCTTCTTGTCTAAGAAACTTTTAACCTTCGTAACTATTCCGCCTATCAAAGTTTTGTTGTCACCCTCTAAGTATTCTCCCCAGTCTCTAAAGTGGTACTTTTGTAAAGGATGAGTAGTTATAAAGATTCCTAATAAGTCTTTCTCGTAGTTAGCTTTGATTGTATCGTCCCAAGGCAACTCATTTGCTTCCTCTAGCTTCTTTTTTGTTTCACCTTTGATAACTAGATAGTCCTGATAAATCTCTAAGCGGTTTAACTCTGGGTACATCTCATCGAATGCACCTGAGAATATTAAGTTCTTCATGACTTTTGCATTAACAGATCTCTTAGGTACACGACCCATTAGGTCTTCTAGCGAGGTGAACTCGCTTTTGCTTCTTTCCTCTATGATTACGCTAACTGATTTATCTCCTACTCCCTGTATAACACTGAGTGGGAAAACGATTTTATTATTCCTTGCTGTAAAAATTGTTTCGCTTTTGTTAATGTTAGGTGGCTCAAACGAAATACCAGCTTTTCTGATATCTTCAAACCCTTGAGCTATCGTTTCTTTATCTGACATTTTTGTGCTCATTATGGCTGCAATCCAGTGTTCTTTGTAATACAACTCTAACCAGGCGGTCATATAAGTAATCATCGAGTAGGCTACTGCATGACTCTTATTGAATCCGTACCCTGAGTAGGCAATGATTCTGTCCCAGAGTTCGTTCATTGCTGATGCGAATTTACTTATTGACATCTCTCCACGTAAGTGGCACGAATCCAATATAAACTCATCCCTCATAGTCTCTAACTCCTCGACAGATTTCTTTCTCAGTGAGTCACCCTTCCCAAGTGTCCATCCAGCAAATACGTTTACAAGCTTCATGACGTGCTCTTGGAAGGCGATAATACCTTTGGTCTCCCCTGTAACTTGAACCTCGTCAGGATGGCTGTAAACCTCCTCAGACAGTCCATTACGAATATCTATCCATCTCTGAGTGTCTCCTGAGTTTAACGCTGCAGGTCTTCCTAGAGAGGTAATCGCTACAATGTCCATGAACTCTTTAGGTGCTACTCGTGCGCATAAGCCCTGCATCATAGATGAGCCAAACTGGAACATGTTCTGAGTCTTACCTGTAGAGATAAGCTCGTACACTTTAGGGTCCTTAGGAGAACGCATAATCTCGTTAGGATCAATCTTTACTCCGTGTTCCGCCTCGATAGACTTAACTGCTAGACCTATCATTCTCAGAGTCTTTAAGCCTAGGAAATCGAACTTCACACCTCCGAGTTCCTCTAAGTCATCTTTATCCCACTGCGATACTACCGTGTCCTTGTCGTTGTGATCCGGTAGATAAGTCGGAAAGTAGTCCGCTATAGGTTCGCTTGCTATAAGGACGCCTCCAGCATGTTTACCTAATTTGTCTATCACTCCTTCGAATTTACTAGCCATCCAGCTTATCTCACGAGCTGAAACAAAAGCATCATTGTCTTTCTGCTTGAATTTATCTGAGCAGGTATCCATAAAGTACACCAACTCTTGATTAAGCGATCTAGCCTTCTCGATAGTCATGTTTGGCGAGTTATCGACTAGTTCGGTGATTCTCTTAGCTTCCTTGAAAGGAATATCATAGACCATGCAGGCGTTCTTAAAAGCTAACCTAGCTGTCATGCGTCCATAATTGGCTACCTGGCTCACCTTGTCTGTACCGTATTTGCTACGGAGGTAGTTGATGAGTTCGTATCTACGGAGATCTTCTACATCAGTATCTATATCCAGATATTCCTATATTTTCATACAGGTCTAGACTATTTCACCTACTCGTTAGAGTAGCCCAACCGCTTCCCCACTGTGCTTATCTCAGCAGGTACTCTCCAAAGGAGATAGTCGTTACACCTTCTTAATCTCATAGCCTCCGAGTATTAATGTAGCAATACCTGTTTGAGTTCATAATCGCCAACCTTCCTATACTTCTCCATAGAAGATTGACTTCCACCAGTCTCTTGAGCGTATACTCTACTGGCTTCTTTTATGCTCTTAAACAATCCAATTTCCTCTCCTTTGTATAACAACCTACATTCTCTAAAGTTTCTAACTGGAGTCATCGTTTTATAGGAGTAAACTAAATTCTGCTTTTGTGTTGTCCATTCAAGATTACTAAAGTGATTATTTGTTTTGTTGTTATCTTTGTGGTGAACAACTTCTCCTACTCCATCGACAAACATCTCTGCTACTACCCTGTGAGCCATTTCAGTTCTACCTCTTCCAACTCTCACAGTTTCATACCCAGATCCATTTAGTGAAGTTTGTACTATATTTAGGTTGCTATTAAAGAAAAGACCACTCTCGGTTACATAATAATCAGAGTCGTTTATTTGTTTCATTTTATCTCCTCCTTAGTGGAGACTATGAGTTTAAGCTTGGCACGAGATTAGCATAGGTTTTACCCCTTAGCCTTCCTCGTTAGCAGGCACTTTTAAGCCCACACCCTCGAGCGAGGTTCAATTAGGAAGCCCAACTATGTCTAGGCATCTTAAAACGAGATATATCTAGGAAACGTTCAAAGTACAATCCGTACTCTAGAGGGTCTACCTCAGTAATATCTAAGCAGTAAGCGACTACTGAGCCTCCTCCAGAGCCACGCCCAGGAGCGAAGATAATATCATTCTCCTTCCCCCACTTGATAGCGTCAGCCACTACGAGGAAGTAGTCTACATAGCCTTTCTCCTTGATTACGTTTAGTTCAAACTTGATGCGATCTACAACCTCCTGAGTCACTGGCTTGTACTTGCGCAGCATTCCTTCCTTCACGAGTTGGCCAATGTAGGTATTCTTATCAGTCATCTCTTGAGGTAGCGGAAACTCTGGAAGCAAATCTTTTTCCTTCTTGAGGTCGAAGTCAACCCTATCTAGTATAACCCCAGTATTATTTATAGCTGTGATGATTGTCTCACGGTCAAATCCCTGAGAGACAAACTCTTCTAGGATTAACTCCCCAGGCTTCATCCAATAGTGCTCCTCACCAGGATAAGCTGGTTCGTTAGGGTGTTTCATCTTCTTATTCCAACCCAGGCACAAGACTCCTTGGTGAGCTAGGTAGTCTTCCTGCTTGGCGTAATGCACGTCTCCAGTGGCTACTAGGGGTACACTATGTCTTTTAGATAATTCAATAAGTCCTACGTTAGTTACTCTCTGTTCTAACATTGGAGTAGGTTGTATCTCTAGGTAGAATCTGTCCCCAAAGATATCTAAGTAACGTTCAATATTGTCAGCACAATCCCAAGAAGTTTTTCCTTGCTTTAGCTTCGTAGGTATCACCCCTGATAGACAACTGCTCGTAGCAATGATTCCCTCGGAGTATTTCTCCATCATAGCCCAGTCAAAACGAGGACGGTTATGAAAGTGAGTGAATGCTTCCGAGGAAAGTCTCATGAGATTCTTCCAGCCTGTCTCGTTGATTGCTATCAAGACTTGATGGTAATTCGTTTTACACTCTGGATCGTTTACGTCTTCGCAGAGATATCCTTCGAACCCAGCTACAGGTTTTATGCCTTGCTTGCGACACTCTCTATATAATTCTGGGATGGCATGCAATACTCCGTGGTCACTAATAGCAATTCCTCGTTGACTTAACCGTTTAGCTTCAGCTACGAGATCGGATACCTTGGATAGTGCGTCTCGCTTGCTGGCACAACTATGAGTGTGGAGTTGGTTAAAGTCTAACTTCATAGGTTTTCACCTCTCAGTTGCTCGTAAGATGTAATCTTCGCTACTAAACCTTCCTCGGCGTTGTATACTTCAATGTAACCTTTGGAGAATGCATCCCTACCAAACACTCTCGTCATCTTTCCTCTTAGTTGATTCTGCAGGTTATAACTCGATCTCCAATCGTGGTGAAAACTGTTATTGTATATCTCGGTATCTCTTATTGATCCTTCATTGCTACGTACTATATAGACACACTCCATTGTTATTCCCCCTTGTTTAACTCTTAAGTAAATCATACCATGGTCATACCGTAAAGTAAAGCTTTTTAGGTAAAAAAAATACCTCCTCAGGTGTTAGTTGAGTAGGTACTGTCCAATGTCTACTATCCAGTTTTCATCATCCATCATAGTCACTCTATGTTCGATATCCTCGTGAGTCAGAATCTCTACGATCTGGTCTCGAATGTCATCCTCAATGACTGCTGACTCGTAGGTAACTAAGTATTGCATCTGTGCGATTATACGTTGTAGGCGGCTCATTTTGTTTCCTCCTTGATTAACCTCTGTAGGTTTAATAGACAAGCAATCTCTTCATGATACAAATAGATGCTCTTGTTGTGATTCTGCAAGTGACACTTATATTCTAGGCTCGCATAGTCAGGTTCTCCTACAGTGATAATTGTGTCGTTGTAGAAAAGTGTTACTCCTCGGTATTCTCCAAACGGTTTACGCTCTCTCATTAGTCTCTTCCTCCTTAGCATACCCTCTCAAGAACTGTAGTTGAAAGTATCCCATCACAGTTTCCTTACCGTTAATCCTGACTTGTGATACCTTGTGAGCTGGTATGTCTTCGAGTATCTCGATGGTTAACTCTCGGGTAGTGAACTTGTCCATTAGATGACCTCCTTGTACTCATCTAGTAATCTTAAAGAGTGCTCATAAGCTTCGATCTTACTCTGGTAATACCGACGGGTATCATTTGATACCTCTAATAGCATTTTCTTATTGTATTTATCAATTAAGCTTTCTAGTCGATCCCTCATTAGTCTTCCTCCTTAGTCTGTCCAATCTCCAATATCTCCGAACTCCGGATCTTGTATCTGCCTAGCACCATCGATTCCGTGGTGTCTCACGAGCTGGCTAAAGTGTTTTGTAAACCTAGGCATTGCAAAGTAGTTCATGTAGCGTCTGATTGTGCGCTTGTGGCAAGATAAGTGCTCTGCCATTTGAGTAGTGCTTAATCCTTCTACATAGTATAAAGCAGCTAATATGTGAGGATTCTTGTAGGAGAACGAGAACTTGTCAGCTTCCTCCATGCGGTCATGCTTATTTAGGATTGACTCTAATACGATTGTATTCTTCATGAGCTCGTCCTCCTCAGCAGCTTTCATATGGATTAGGTTCTTCTACAATATAACCATCGTTAGGCACATCGTTTACTCGGTGTTCAACCTCGATAAGTAACTGTTCTAGCTCGTCCTCTCTGATGTCGTACTCTTCGAGAATAGATGAGAAGATTTGATCTGAGTCGTAACCTTCGTAGTGTAGCTCCTCAGCTTTGTCCTTGATAGCTTCGTGCTCGTGGTTGATTCTCATGAGATGGTAGCCTCCTTAGTTTGTAGATTTATAGTATTACCTCCGTCATATTTTCTATTAAGTTAATCTTACCATGGTCATACCAGGATGGCAAGTTATTTCTCTAAGTCTTTTCCCCACTTATCGTACCACTCCCAAGGTGTCATCTTGTTAGCATCTACTTGAGCTAGCTCCTCTGGGGTACAATCATCAGCGTCTTTACCTTCTGGGTAAACTAACACGTAAATCTCAAACTTCCAATGAGCCTTTAAGATAGCTTTACGGATTCCATTCCTTCCAGCTTTATCATTATCGAACCCTAATTCAATAGTTGTAACTCCACCTTTGAAGAGTTGCTCTACATGCTCGTCTGTGAAAAATAAACCTATAGGAGCTGCTACGTTGGGATAGCCTGAGTCGAACCATCTAGCAGCATCGAAAACGCCTTCGACAATTTTAACTGTGTTGTTAGCTTTTTGGATGTACTCTAAGTTTCTCCCTAGCCCTGTGAGGAAGTATCCTGTATTGAGTGATCTCGGTCGGTGATAAAACTTATGAGCTTGCTCCTCTAGTGTAGCCCTTCCAGTGGCTCCAACCTGACGATTATCGACGTCCTCCATAGGAATATATATCCTGTCGACTAAATCCCCTGAGAGGCAGCGCTGAAGCCCCCAGTGAGCAATTGTCTCAGGAGAGTACCCTCGGTAGTCTGTAACTGGCTCGAAAGTCATCCCTTTAGGAAACCACTCTGGGAGCTCCTTCTTGTTAGCTCGCTTCATCATGAGTTCGATAAATTTCTTAGCTTCGTCTCGGAAGTAATTCTCATCGATCTCTTCCGTCTCCCAGTTGATGTCGGTAATACCTTGTAGGTTGGCTAGCCAGATAACTGCATCTTTGAAGCCTATTTCCTCGACTCCCATGATTACATCGAAAATATCCCCTCCGTTAATACAGCCTGTATGACAATAATAAATACCTGTGTGTTTATTTATAGAGAACGCTGTATCGTTGTCACCTCCGTGGATAGCGCAACAAGCTTTAATCTCGGAGCCAGCACTCTTGATACTGCTGAAGTTCAACTCCTCGAGTATGGCTCGTACGTCCATCTTGTCGGTTAACTTTTTGACGATGCTCATAAGCTAATCACCTCGCAAAGTATCCAAAATAGAATAACCCACCAAGCCCCACACATGAGACCGCCTACAAAACACATCTTCTCGTCGTGACTCACTTGCTATTCCCCCTTGCGTTTTTCTAATCCCAAGATTACCAAGATAGGTGCCCACACTAGAATTATGACTATGGTAATACCGAGTTGGTTACGTAATGAGTTAGCTCCTTGTTCCTCTAACTGTCTGTCTATCTCACCAGACCACTTGCAGAGTGTTGCCCAGAGAGCTCCGACTAGTAGGTATATCATGAAAGGTGTCATCAGCTAATTCCCTCCTCTAAAATCACCTCAACTATATCCAACATTTCATTCTTATCAGTAAACTTCTTCCAAATATCCCCTTTACGGTCTCTTTCTGTTATTCGTTCAGCTTCTAGAATATCCCTTGTGAAAGTAATCTTTTCAGGATAACCCCAATAATCGACATTCAACTCTTTAACATACATACTCCCAAGTTTAACAACATGGTATTTCATTAGATCATCTCCATTCGCCAGTTTTTAGAGTCAGCCTTTATAGGTGTCCAATCAAGTTCCTGGCCCATCCGTTGTACTCCTATCTTAAATTGCCTAGAACAACCTGTGATAGCCCACTCTTCCTCTGTAGACTTCCTAATGTAGCAAATTCTGTTAGCTAATCGCATAATCTTATCAGAGTCAGCTATTGCAGCATCATCTATATCGTCTTTCCCTACAGCAGACCTGTTGAGTTGTACTGCGGATAAGACTGGTACTTTTAACTCTCCAGCAATATCTTTTAGAGAGCTAGTAAGTTGTCCTAACTGCTGAGACTCTTTATCTCCTAAATTACTACTTGAGCTAGGTAGCTTGATGTAGTCAAATACCACGAGCTTGACACCATGTTCCACTTGGTATTTGCGCACCAAAGCTTTAATTTTGTCAGCCGTAAAACTAGGAAGGTAAACATGGTAGAATGGCGCCTCCTTTAGTTCCCTGTTAGCATCCTGTAGAGCTGCTATCTTGTCTATTGCTTTTCCTGCATCAGTGTCTACTCCGAAGCGTCCTGTACGGATCTCCTCATGAGGGACCCCAGAGATAATACTCAGTAACTTGTCTTCCTGCTCGTAGTCGTACATCTCTGTATCGATATACAAAGTAGGAACACCGTCCTCTATACAGATCTTATTGCACCAATTTAGTAGAACCGTAGATTTACCTACTTTGGATCTAGCTCCAACGATAGTTAACTCCCCGTCAATCAACCCTAGAGTAGCTAAGTCAAACAGCTTCCACCCTGTCTTTAACCCGATGACATCCCTCGGAGTTAGCAAACGTTGCTTTAACCTGTCAGCCGTATTCTCACCTAGCTTGGTAACCCCTGTAGCAACCTGATACTCAATAGATATATCTCTAAAGTCCGTCTCCGCAGCACTAAGTACCGAGTTAATATCTGAGTCAGCATCCTTCTCCACTCGAGACATAACCTTCTGGGCCTGCTCATAGATTGACCTGCGAGCCGCTGCTTGCTTGATGTTGTCGATGAACATCTGAGTGTTGCCTACGTAGGGTGTCAATTTGGCTGATTCTATATAGGTTAAACCACCCATCTCCTCGATAGCTTTGTTGGCTTTATCGTCGGTAAACACTTGAGTAATACTAATAGGGTCTGGCTCGTTTCCGTTCTCTATAAGGTAGGACATGGCCATATAGATGTACTTGTGAGCATCTACTGCGAAGTGTTCCGGCTTTAACCCTGAGCCACTAGCGAGGATTAACTGGTCAGGCTTATTTAAACAGATCCCGATTAATGCCCTCTCCGAACCAGCTCGGTGAATCCTTTCTTTGGAGCTTATTTTTGGAGTCGTACTCACGGTTCCTTTCCCCCTTTTGTGTTTCCTGTCTAGAGTGTATCTTCATGTATCTTTGTACTCTTAGTAGCAATGCATTATCGTAATCCCCCTCTGTGAACATCTCTGGGTGGTTCTCTACAAAGGATAGCTCCTCGGTTGTCCACCCTTCAGCGGATAACCAAGAAGCAACATGAGGAGGAATCTTAGAATTTAATCTCTTTGAGTTCCTCATCGGATAGCGCTCCCTCTTTAGACGTGTCTACTTGAGCTTCTTCTTTATCGTCAGCACCTAATGAGCCGGGCTTTAAGTTTGTTTGGTAGTTCTCCTCGACCATCTCCTGTACAGATTCGCCAGCTTGTCCTACGTTGTTAACCTCACTCCATAGACCACCTTGAGCTACGAATAAGCATTGCTCAGGAGTTAGATCTTTACCGTCTTTTAAATCTGAACGGTCAACCTTTTTAGCTTCATACAGTGCAATCTCTTCAGGGGTTCTAGGGGTGTTACTACGAGCTGGAGTCACTGAATACTCAATGTCTTGGAAGTCTGTTCCTGTTTTAGTGATGGTAATATCGTATTCTCGTAAGTCACCGTACTCAGGGTTAATTGCATATTTTTTTAGCTCGTTGAATATCGCTGGACCGCCATCTAGCAACTCTAAGTTGCCATTCGCACGGTTGATTACGTGGATGATGTATTTGTTTTTAATCTTTCCGTAAGGCTGTTTAGCGTATCCTGCTTTAGTGTGTTTCTTACGAGCGTCACTACCTTTAGCAAGACCTTTAGCGTCTGCATCCTTGAAGACTTTATCCATAAAGTCGTAGTTAGCTTTCTCTAGTAAGTCCTTACCTTTACCCTTGTAAGGAATGAATGTTCCGTTTCCATTTCCGCTTGCTGCACCGTTACCCTTTGTAGCCCAGTATCCTTGGTAGAAGTGAGGCGCTTCATCCATAACACGCAACTTAGTTTCACCAACTGCTAGTGTTACGAAATCTAACTTGTCTTCTTGTTGAGCTGGTGCTCCTGCGCTTACTTCCTCTTCGGTTCCTACTGTGTTCCATCCGTTTTGATTAGCCATTAATAATTACCCCTTTTCATTTTAATTTGGTAGACTGATCGGCTGGTATGACTCAGGTATGATTCATAGGTGTTATAAAAGCCAGATAGCTTGTCCTAACTGGCTTATCTCTATAGTACCATGGTCATACCATGGAGTCAACACTTTTACAAAATTAGTTCTAAAGTTTTTGTTAGCTGAATAGTCACCCTGTAGACGCCATTTTCAGTCTCGCTCTTGAGATCATACGCTACCCCGTTAGCACCCATGTCTCTGCTGAGCTGGCAGTAATCTTCTGAGGTCATACCGTCGTGTATCTTGAAACCGAGAGAAGATAGAATTTTGTTTACCTCCGCGTTTACTTTCTCGTCAAATCTCTCTAGCTTTTCTTCCATAGTAAAACCTCCCCTTTATCTGGTAAACAATACCTTGGTAATATCTTATAACATTTGGCAATACTAGTCAACTAGTTTAAGAAA